ACCCCCTCAGGTTTTCTCATCAAAACAAAGGGACCTAATGTCCGCTAATAGCCTCTGGCTTTCCTTGTCGTCTTTTAGCGTAACCGAGAGAGTATCTAGGTTTTGTTTAAGAACATACCTTTTGCTGAGGTCTTTGATATGGCCCCAATATTTACCAACATCAATAACCTTAATATCAGAGTTAGCCTTCATTTAGCTTTCTCATCTGCTTGTTTTTTCCAGCTTTTAGATTTGAGTCCCTTTTTATCGAGCCAAGCGTCGCAAGCTTTACTTACGGAAGACGAAAGTCCCCTTAAATATGCGGATTGTCTAGCAGGGGTATCTTTATTGTATTTTCCTCGTTTAGCGCTCATAGGACTTTGTGGTGTTGCCCCTCAGCCCTCGATAAGAGGGCCAAGGGACTTTGCGTTACACACAACACACAACACGCAACAATCTAGAAAAGTGGGGCTAAGGGACAAGCTCAAAAGTCTTTTTAGTCACCCTGCGTCTCCTTTGTCGGGAGCGCACTCGGGCTCGTAGTCTTCTCTTCATTTTTTGTTTGACAGGGGGCGCTCAGGGTTACACTATGAGTGCCCGGTTGGTGGGCTTATAAGTGCTAATAACCACAAATAAACCACATTCCACATCCATTATAGATGGATTGTTATTCTTGTCCGTAGGACAGCTCTAAGTGTACTTAGAGACACCCTAAGCGTCCATATATGCCGCCTCTCGCGATCCTGTCGTCGCGCTTAGAGTCTCCAGACTCGAACAATAGCCGGTGCTGCGAGGCTTTCTACGGCTGTGACTATTTGTTCTTCGGTCTTTGTGGGCATATTGAACGACACACCGGCTAAATCTAGCGCACAGTGTATCAATTCGTGGACTATAGTGGACCTGAAGAGCTGTTTATCCCTCAGGATGTTAACGTGGATGTTAATACAGCGCATTTCTGGGTCATATTCGGCCAAAGAACCCGGTAATTCCTCTTTTACGTTAATAGGAATGCGCATTCCGGCCACATAAATGTATTTTGGGGGCTTAATAGTGGCCATGTTCTTACATCCAAGTGGATTTAAGGCTTGAGCGCCCTGTGTAGGACTCCTCGAACCTCCTTAATTCGTCTGCAAGGCGGTCTACCTTGCGTTCTTTGATTCTTTTATCGGCATCTTGGGCCATCTGTTCGGTCCAATAGGCTACAGCCATACTCAGGGCATCTAGGCGGTCATCGTGAGTAATGGCCCCTCGTTGGTGTGTGAGGCGTGAAAGCTGGTATATGAGTTGGTATTTGAGTTGTGACTCCAGCGGGTATGCCTGTGCGCTTTCAAAGTCATGTTGTATGACTTTCGGGTCAACCACCAGCCTGTGCTGGTTCATCACTGGCTCCAGAGTGTCGATAATTCGCTTCTCTTTCTGGATGTTGTGTCTGACCTCCTCGATGGTGCATGGGTGAATCTTGGTCAGGATGGGCTTAAACAGCTCAACGAACATACCGTCTCCGAAGTTACTTTCGACGACGATGGCGTTCACCTTTTGCTGTTTGGCTTTGACGCTTAGCGCCTTAAGGACATCATCACTGTATCCCCCTTGTATTCCCCCGGCGTCAACAACATACAAATACCCATTCAGCATCTTAATGATGGCGTATCCGGTCTCATCTTTACCGCGACCGGAGGGGTCGATGGACATCACCGAGCCTGTGTATGGGATGTATTCCCCTATGGTTTCCATGGGGCGGTAGAATCTGTCCCCTGAGAGCGCCACATTGGGCACAGAGGAGTCCCACTCCAGTTTAGGGTCCCTAGCCCACACAAGCTTCTCCGGGGCCACCTCGGGGTCCACAGACATCACTATGAGGTCGCTGGTCTTCAGAGGGAACCTGTCGATGTCGCTCAGGCGGGTATCCAGCATAAACTGCATGGCAAACCCGGTGCGCCCGTAGGAGGCTTCTCGCTCCGCTAGGTCGATGTCAGAGAACCTCAAGGGCTCCGTGGAAGACCCCACGGCGTCCTCGTCAACACACACCGCACTAACCGCCCCATCGTAGTTGGCCTGATTGGTCTTCTCTGTGATGTATTTAGCAGGCCAGATGCGCTTACGGTATCCCCGCTCCGTAAGCTTGTTGTAGATTGTGTCTTCGCACTGTGGTGTTCCGAGGAACAGTATCTTTGAGTGGTCGTCAGGCTTGATGATTGCGTCGAACTCCTTGACCTGCTCGCCAAGCTTATCGCGCATCCCTTGGGTGGCGCTATTGCCCACCACCTCGATGTCATCAGCAACGATGATGTCTGCTCGGGAACCCGTCAGTTGCGATGTGACCCCCAAGGATTTGACGGAGGGGGCATGGGAGGCTGGCGCGGGTCCGACATCAAAGCTGATTTTAGAGAATCGTTGCTTATCAGATGGTCGCAGATGAGCGAGAAGAGGTAACTCATGGATGAGTCTAAGTGTAAAAGTGCTGAAATCGTCTGCTCTTGTTTTTGACGCAGAGACGACAAGGATATTTCGTCGTGGGTCGAGGAGGAGCTGGTGGACAACGAATGCAGAACAAATCCAACTTTTACCGACTCCCCTAAAGCCTTCGATAATAGCTCGTCTATCTCCTCTTTGCATGTAATCAGCGATTTCATATTGAATAGGGGTAGGGTCAGGGAGGTTCAGCTCCTTCCATACAATGTAGAGGAAGTTACGGAAGTCTTTAAGCTTTTCAGGAACCTCCATGAGATTACTTGTTGTTCGACCTGTTCGTCTTCTTGCTCTGGATTCTTAGGTTAGAGCGAGAGTTGTTCTTTGGGTTTCGGTCAGCATGGTGGACATCTTTGCCGTCCCCCTTCTTCGCTCTACCCGCCTTAATCATCATAGACCGGGCCTTGTTGCGCCCCGCTCGGCGTTTCTTCTGCTTCGACTTTTTGTGATATGAGTCGTATTCGTTTCTGTAGTTCCTAGCCATGAGCTGCTTCGTCAAACGGTAAGATTTTAACAAGGTTGTCCATAGGGTTATCCTTGGACAGACCTGCGTGGATGCCATTGTCCTTCAAGAGCTGCCTAGCGGCATTTAGGTCGCTTGGTGCAGCTTCTCCTGACTCAATACGAGTAATGAACTCGTTAATGAGGAGGGCCTGAAGGCTTTTGAGTTGTTCTTCTTGGTTGTCTACTTGTCCTTCCATTCCTTGATTGTCTTTAAGATTAAGTAGCACAGCGTGGTCACCCCCACCGCAATACCTACCATTGAGTTAATATCCGCGAGAGTAAAGGTGCCTAGCATACCTACTATACCAACCGCAGCAGGAACATGGGTAGAGTCCATTATTTCGTAGCGATAATAGTTAAGGTTGGATAACAAATGTCCGTAGCTGCTGAGTTGTAAGCATTGTCATCAAACCAGAAGTTTTTATGGAGCTGTGCCGGTCTTTTATCTGCGTTACCTTCGTTGGTTGTTTCGTAGCGCTTAAATTGAAGCTTAATCGTTTTCGATGAGTTCCATTCAGAAGGGTTCTGAAAATAACCAATTGATGAATCCGTAGAAGGCGTGCCTGATATGTTAAACACCCACTTAAAGGTCACCCTGTCTCCGTAGAAATGAGATGTTCCTGCGCTAAACCTAGCACGGGTGACTTCTGTAGAATCCAAGAAAAGCTTAAAGTGCGCTAGAACGGGGTGTGAATAGCGTTGAAACCCTCCGTCCCAGACACCTACATTGTTAGGAGCTAACAAGAACGAGAACTCATAAGAAATGCGGGAGGCGTCAGTAGGAGGTGTATAAGCAAACACTGAGCCTGTTACGTCTGCAAAACTGTTTGTTGCTACTTGGGCTACGGGAGTTCCTCCACCGTCTTTAATAGTGGGGAGCGTATAGGTTCCTCCAGAAGCTTTGTTTACCGTGCTTCCGTCACAGATGCCTTGTATACACTCAAGAACTTCGCCGCCCTTTGTCGGCAGAGTTAAGGTCTTACCGCTTAAATCAAGAGTAGACGCCAACTCCGCTGCGCTAATCTCTCCATTCTGCAAAGTGACACTCTTACCGCTTAGGTCTAACGTGCTCGCTAAAGCTGCTGCTCCCACGGCCCCATCATCAATTTTATCTGCTGTAACAGAATCGTCTTTCAATTCCGCTGTGTCTACAGAGTCGTTTGCCATGTGGACAAGCTGAACAGAGTCTGTAGTCAGAGTAGTAGTCCCTGAGCCTCCTGTAGTATTAGCGTCTTCAGATACTTCTTGTGCCGCAAATAGGCCTTGCCTGTAAGCGTTGTCTAGGTCTGCTTCAGAAATGCGAGAGCCACTTTGGAAGTCCACTAGAGGTTCCATGGTGGTTGCTCTGTAGATTCGCAACAACGAACCAATACCAGCGCTTGAACTAGACGCTGGAGATGCGGCTAACTTTATTTTTTTATTAGTCGAATCTACACCGTTGGAATCAAAGCTTCCCGTAGCGCCACTATTAGTAAGAACTGAAGTCCAAGTAGTTCCGCCGTTATTAGATACAATAGCTTTTATGTCTCCCGTGTTGATAAAATCAAACGTAAAAGAAAACTCAGTATTGTCTTTGTCTGTGGACCCTCCTGAGTCGTCTAGGGTTATTTCTGTATATGATTTATTAGCCATCTGTGATTATTGGTTTAAGAGTTGTCTGTATTTTTTTCTTACTGAAGCATACTCCCTAAACATTTGGTCTTTTGCCATAGCGCGGTAACGCCCTACAATTTTGTTAAGGTATGCTGTTCTAGGGTGATTCATCCCTTTGTTCATGTCGGTTACTTCAGGAAGTCCTTGGTAATACGCAGTTTCTATAGTCGATTTAAGAGCTTGTCTTAAAGTGCGCCCACCAATTTTTACCTCAGAGGTTAGTTGCTGCACCCTGTCGTAAGCGTCTTG